CAGCTGGATAGAGCATCAGACTTCGAATCTGAGGGTCGGGAGTTCGAATCTCTCCGAGCGCGCCACTAAATCTCCAGCAATAACAACGCTGTGAGAAGAACGAACCACGAAATCAACGCCCGAAAACGTGTTGCATCGGCTTAAAAACGTTGTCGTGGTTTTTCAACAACTTGCGCGGGGTGTCAAAATCTCGACGCAACACGGATGCAACACGGCGCTTCCCTATTCGCACTCTGTCCTAATCGAGAAGCCGCGCCGCAACCTGCGCCATCGCCGCCGTGTCGGCCTCGCCCTGATCAAACAAATAGCCGTACAGGTCGAACGTCGTTGCGATGGTGGAATGGCCCATCAGTTCCTGAATGCGCTTCGGACCAAACCCCTGCTCGATCCACAACGCTGCGGCGGCGTGGCGTAGGGCGTGCAGCGAATACTTGGCGTCGGGCACCCTGTCGTTGCTAATGACGGTAACCCCGGCCGCGATCTGGATTGGCCAGAACACCCGCCACAGAAGATTGCTGTGGTTCTCGACGTTTCCGGCCCCGTTCGGGAACACGAGACCAAGCTCGCCGACCGGACACTTGAGCTTCCACGCCTTGAGGGCATTGAGCAACAGCGGAGCCATCGGAATTGTACGCGTGCCCGCCTTCGACTTGGTCGGCCCGATCCTGTTGTAGCGGTCGGCGCGTTGCACGACGTTGATCCGGCCACGCCTGAGATCGACATTCGGCCACGCGAGCCCGCGCAACTCGGACCCGCGCAAGCCTGCAAAAAGGGCGGTCAGGATCAGCGGCCGGTGTTCATCCGGCGTGTGCGTGATGATCGCCTTTAACTCGTCTTTCGTCGGCATCATCGGCCGCGCGCCGTCACCGCGCTTATTGCGCTGACGCCGTTGTTTGTTGGCGAGCCTGACATTGTTGATGGCCACCAAGCCGCGACCCTGCGCCTCGCCGACGATTGCCGCCAGCGATTTCATGACGCGGCGGATCATATCAAGCGAGCGACCCGCGTCGCCAAGTTGATCACGAAAGGCGTTCACCGCCGGAACCGTAAGCCGCGTGAGCTTCACCGCGCCGATGAATGGTCTGATGTGCAGCTTTAAATGCTGCTTGTAATCGAGGATGGTCGCCGCTTCGAGTCCGTCAGCTTCGCAGCGTTCGATCCAGAGATCGGCGGCCTGCTCGACCGTGATCGACGCCGAGTCCGGCGTGTGAATGCCGAAAGCGATCTCGCTGCGCGCCTGCACGTTGTAGGCGTCGGCATCGCGCTTGGTGTCGAACTGCCGGTGACGGCGTACGCCGGAACCATCGCGATAATCGACCTGCCACGTGGTCAGGCCGGACGGCAGCACGCGCTTGCGCACGCTCATTGGCTTAAACTCCATTTGATTCGCGCAAACACCCGCGCGAGGTTGACAATCAACAGGGACTCCAATTTCGGGTCCGTCGATATGGTGTCCACCACGCGCACGTTTTCCGGCTTGCCGGAGCCGCGTTCAATCAACAGGAATAGGGACACGGTTTCTTTTCGGGAACGCGCGCGCAGCCAAGTCTGCGCTGCCTCACGTGCATGTTTCAGCGCGTAGGGCACATAGTCGAGCGAGACGACTTGTAATCCGACGTCGGTCAATTCGCTGAGCACCGCCGCGTCGATCAGCACACCGATGTCGTATTGCCGATGCCGCCCGGTGCCGGGGTGGCGCTCGAACGATGCGATTAGTTTCCTGCGTGACCAGTGTTTGAGTCGCTCGATGGTCACTGGCGGGTCAGCAAAAACGACAAGCAGATCAGCGACCTCTCGCGCCGTCAAAGGCCCGCGCAACCTCTCCTGCGGCGTATCCATGTTCTTTAAACCGATGAAAACGTAGGGGGACATCATCCCCTTGTCAATGCTTGCAATCTGATATAAGGGGATGACATCCCTTAATACGCGGGAGCAACGTTATGGAGACCGCCGATCTGCCGCCCGACCTATTGGTTGGTGCCGAATCGATTGCCGAATACGTGTTCGGCGACAAAGCCGAAAAATTCCGCGTCTACCACAATCCAGGCAGCTTACCGCTATTCCGCATCGGCGCGCTGTTGTGTGCGCGTAAAGCCACGATCAACCAATGGATCGCTGATCGCGAGCGCGAGGATGCTGCGAAGCGGACCGAGAAACAGGCTGAGAAGAAGAAGCGCAAAGCCCCGGTGCGGATTTCCAAAGCCCGACGCCGGGCAGCTTGAAGAACAAAACGCCCGGACCGTGAGGCCCGGGCGCCCTTGTTTCTGATGCAACCAACTCCCGGCGTCGCAAGCGCCGGGGCAACTGAAGGCAAACGCAGCAATGCCTTATCCGATCCGCAAGACCTCGACAAGGCTTCCCTTCCTCACCTGCGATCAGTGCGGCCACTCATGGCGACCGGACCCCACCGGTCGGCGGCCAAAATTCTGCTCCAACGCCTGCCGACAAGCCGCGCACCGACGCGAGCGTTTCGTTACGAAAAACGAGATTTCAGACGTGCCCCTTGGGGGGACATTGGACGCGTTACGAAACGCTGAAATTTCGCCAGCAACATCAACGGCCTGCAAGGGCGAAAAACGCGGTCGAGCCCCGGCCGAAAACGTGCATTTCGCGACCGGTCGCGGGGTCAGCCCGCAGGTCAGGCTGCCCGACCAGCGGTCAACACGTAGCGAACGGATCAAGCGCGCGATCGCCGTCGAACCCGCCACCCGTTGGCCGAGCCTCCGACACAGCAAGGTCGCGCCGAAGTTCCTGCGGAGGACCGCGTCATGAGCAAGCGGGGACCTTATGAGACTAGCCGCATAAGTCGAAGCCCGCCGGGAGGCGCTATTCGAAATCATCGACGCGGGCCAGCCGATGACGGTGCGCCAGGTTTTCTACCAGGGGCCCAAACCGCCCGGTCGACCCTCTCGTGGTCGAGTCGGGCGCGGTCGTTGCCAAGCTCACCATTAGATCGAAGCCGGGGGGATTGATCGTGAACCTAGCCGACATCTACGTCACAACTGCTACGCTGCCGCCCCATATTTTGATTCACGGTCAGGAGGGCGTCGGCAAAACCACGCTCGCCGCCGCGTTCCCGAAATCAATCTTTCTCCAGACCGAAGACGGTTGCCCGAGCGGGCTTGAGATTGCAACGTTCGGGCTGCTCACCACGTATCAGGGCGTACTCGCTGTCCTTGGTGCGCTCGCAACCGAGCCCCATCACTATCGCACCTTTGTGCTCGATAGCCTCGATCCCCTTGAAGCGATTATTTGGTCGGACGTTTGCAAAGCCAACGGCTGGGCTTCGATCGAGAGTCCAGGTTACGGCAAAGGCTACGTTGCGGCCGACACCTGGTGGTTGGATCTACTAGCTGGCCTGGACTACCTGCGCCGCGAACGCGGAATGATGATCGTGTTGCTCGCACATAGTGCAATCGAAACCGTCAACGATCCGCGCGCCGCGAGCTACACGTCTTATCAATTACGATTACACAAGCGGGCTCGCGGGCGCGTGCAGGACTGGGCTGACGCAATCGGCTTCCTTGCACCCGACCTCCACGTTCAAACCGAAGATGCCGGCTTCGGCAAAAAGCTTCTCGCGCTGATGGGGGTGCCCAACGATGGATTCACTGGGAAGGGCGTCCGAGCTTCCTCGCCAAGAACCGCTATGGCCTGCCCTCCAAGATGCCGGTCCCCAAAGAATTCGAATACGGCGCGCTCGTGCCGTTCTTCCCGCCGCTGCCGGCGGATTCCCTCGGCAGCAAACCAAAACAACCAACAAAAGGAACCGTGAAATGAGTATGGAATTCCCCGAAGTGTTTGAGCCCGAAAATGAGCAAGGAAACTCCTGGGACTTGCTGCCGGTCGGTGAGTACGTTGCCCAGGTCGTCGAAGCATCGGTCGAGCAACCGAAGTCCGGTGACGGCCATTACGTAAAGCTCGTCTGGAAAGTTGTTGAGGGTGAATACGAGGGCAGGCAACTCTGGCAGCGCGTCACCTACGTCCACAGCAGTCCGCAGGCGGTGGAGATCGGGCGCAAGACGCTCAAGGACCTGTGCGTTGCTCTCGGTATCAACGAACACATCGAAAGTGTCGAGCCGTTCCTCTTTAAGACAGCCCGCATCAAAGTCGGGATCGAGGTGGACAAGAACGGTCAGTACGACGACCAGAACCGCATCAAGCGCATCCTGCCGCTCGCATCCACACCGAAGCAGCAAGAAACCTCACCGAAGCCGCAAGACGCACCACAGCAGCAGGAGAAACCGGCACCGGCCGCAAAGCCGACTGCCAGTACATCGACCAAGGGTCCGGCGCGACCCGCTTCCGCCGGACCGGCACCGTGGCATCAGCAACGCCAGTGACCTCGGTGCAATGTTCGAACTTCGACAATACCAGCGCGATGCACTTGACGTGCTGGATGAATACTGGCGCGGCGGCGGGGGCAACCCGCTGCTCGCGCTGGCAACCTCCTGCGGTAAGTCGCTTTTGATCGCGTGGCTGATCCGCGATCTGCTGACCAGATATCCCAGCCTGCGCATTCTTGTGCTGGTTCATATTCAGGAATTGATCAGGCAAAATGTGAAGCACCTGCTGGCGCTGTGGCCGGATGCTCCGCTTGGTATAAATTGCGCCGCCTTCGATCAGCGTGACGTTGATCAGCAAATCATCTTTGCATCCATCCAAAGTGTTTTTCGCTCGCCGGAAGCCCTCGGACGGCGCGATCTCGTCATTGTCGATGAGTGCCATCTCGTCCCGCCTTCCGACGACAGCACGTATCGCACGCTGCTGGACGCTTTGCGTGAACCCGGGCCGGACATGCGCGTCTGCGGGTTCACCGCGACGCCGTTTCGCCTGGACAGCGGCCGCCTCGACAAAGGCGACAACAGGGTCTTCGACGAAACGATCTTCGATTACGGTATCGGCCAGGGCATCGCCGAAGGCTGGCTCTCGCCGTTGTCGAGCAAGGCCACCGACACCGTGATCGATGTCAGCACCGTTGGACGGCGCGGCGGTGAATTCATCCAGCACGAGTTGGAAGCAGCGGCTGACGATCAGACCGTCATCGACGGCGCCTGCGACGAGATAGTCACGCTTGGGGGCGACCGGAAAGCATGGCTCATTTTTTGTACCGGCATCATGCACGCGACCCATGTACGGGATGCGTTAAGGGCGCGTGGGATCAGTTGCGAAACGGTGCTCGGTATCACGCCGCAGGACGAGCGCGAGCGGATCATCGCTGCGTTCCGGGCGGGCGAGATCAAGGCCATCGTCAACGTCATGGTGCTGACCACCGGCTTTGATGTTCCGCACATCGACCTGTTGGTGATGTTGCGGCCGACGTTATCGACCGGCCTGTACGTGCAGATGATCGGTCGCGGTACCCGCAAGGCCGATGGCAAGCGCGACTGCCTGGTGCTGGACTTCGCGCGCAATGTTTTCAGGCACGGCCCGGTGGATCGTATTTCTATCGGCGATGGCAACGGCAAGGACAACGACGAGGTCGCCGTCAAGCCGGATACGGTCCGCGCGAAGATCTGCCCGGACTGTCAGGAAATCAATTCGTTGACGACCTTCACCTGCATCTCTTGCGGCTACGAGTGGGAAAGGCCTGCGCCGGTCGCCAAGCATGCACGCACTGCCGATGCAGCGCCGATCCTGTCGGGCGCGCTCGAATGGCTGCCGGTGCATGACGTGCGCTTTATCAAACATGTCAAAT